TTACACGCACATCAACAACATATTCTGTTGGTTCAGTTCAGGAGGTTAATGGGTCTGGTATTACCTATGTTGCCTACCTATTTGCCACTTGTGCAGGTGTTTCCAAAGTAGGCTCATACACAGGCACGGGCGCACTTCAAACTGTCAACTGTGGCTTTGCTGCTGGTGCTCGTTTCGTTCTGATTAAGCGCACCGACAGCACGGGCGACTGGTACGTCTACGACTCAGCTCGCGGCATCACGTCAGGCAACGACCCCTACCTGTTTCTCAACAGCACGGCGGCTGAAGTCACCGGCACAAACTACGTTGACACCGACACAACAGGTTTTAAAGTTACGGCAGCCGCACCCGCAGGACTAAATGCAAGTGGCGGCACATACATCTTTTTAGCAATTGCTTGAGGAAAATAAAATGCAAGTAAGAATTCGTGAAACAGGCGCAGTAATGTACGAAAGTGAATTTCGTGCATACACAAAAGCCAATGGTGGCCCATCATGGGAAACAACAACAACTGAAGTCTTAGAGGCTTTGGGCGCTGACGTAGTTTTTGAAGGCCCACAGGCATCAGGTGGAACTGTTTACCAATATAGCCAACGTGATGGTGTAGAGCAGATTGATGGCAAGTGGTACACAAAGTACATCCTTGGCCCTGTCTTCTTAGACCAAGTTGTAGATGGTGTAACTACTACTGCTGCTGAACAAGAGGCTACTTACAAGGCTCAGAAGGATGCTGAACAGGCTAAGTCTGTTCGTGCTACTCGTGATGCTAAGTTAGCTGAGTGTGACTGGACTCAAGTGGCAGATGCACCTGTTGATAAGACAGTATGGGCTACATATCGTCAAGCCTTGCGTGACATTACAGCGCAGGAGGGCTTTCCTTGGACTATTGAGTGGCCTGACGCACCATGAACGATGTAAGCCACGAGCAAATATACGAGCGTCTAATTGCTGTTGAAGCAAAAGTAGATGAAATAGATAAGAACACCAAAGACCTTGTGGAAGCTATTGACGCTGCCAAGGGTGCTGTAAAGGTTCTTAACTGGATAGCATCTATTGCCCAACCAGTTTTGTGGATTGGTGGGCTAATCATTGCTGCTGGTGCTGTGTGGCAGACTTGGATTAAAAAATGAAAGATTGGCTGTTAGCTTTCACTAGCGCAGCCCTTCTTTGTACAACTATTGTTTGGTGTGTCTACATAATTCTGTGGACATGGTATTTATAGAGTTTTTACTAGCTGTATCTATTGAGTACAGGTGTGTTAAGTGGGCTTGGGTTGGAGATGTCTACAACAGGAAAGTCTACTGTATTGAATGGAAAAAGGTAGATAAAAAATGATTCCTTTAGACCCGATTGCTGCGCTTGATGGCTTGCAAAAAGCTATCGGCATGGTCAAGAAAGCCAGTAAGGTTGCAAATGACCTAGGTGGGCTTGCGCCTATGCTTGGTCAGATGTTCAACGCCAAGAGTGCCGCTACCAAGGCAATGCTTCAAGCCAAGCGTGACAAGACTGGTAGCAACATGGGTACGGCACTTCAGATTGAGATGGCTTTAGAGCAAGCAAGAGCATTTGAAGAAGAACTCAAGATGTTGTTCATGCAGACTGGCAAGATTGACGTTTGGAACAAGATTAAGGCTCGTCAGGCTGAGATGGATTTGGCAGACGCTAAAGAGATTAGCGCACTAAAAGCCGAGGAAAAAAAACTCAAGCAAGCAGAGCAAGAGCAGTTGGAGATGGCTATGTTGATTGGAGGAATAGCGTTCGTTCTACTTCTCGTTGGTATCGGCATAAACGAAATGATGGATTTCTGCCAAACAACTAAACGCTGTGGTCGATGAATGAATATCAGAAACAATTTGACCTGTTTCTCAAAATATTCGTGCGAATGTGTGTTGCATGGTGGGTGCTTGGCTTTCTCCGCTTTCTACCTGACGATTTGTCAAACAAGATTGTTAACAAGTTTTTAGCTTACATAGGACTAGGATGAAAATCACTACTTATCAAGCCAATGCAAGGATGCTGTGGGAGGCTCATAGGGTGATACACAAGCAGAACATGGAGCGACTTGCAGAACTAAACCGACAAGCTGAGTTGCAAAAGAAAGCCTACGAAATAAAGACCAATTGGGTCAAACCTAATTCTGTGGACACAATGGCATGAGATATATCATCCTGTTATCAGCACTACTTCTAGCTGGTTGCCTAGAGGACAGGTACAGATATAAGTGTCAGAATCCTGATTTCTTCCATGCTGAAGAATGTCAAAAACCTAAATGTTTGTTTACCCAAATGTGTCCAGAATACTTGGTTGCGCCAATTCTTGAGAAAAAAGTAGGCGATGTACAACCAACACCACAGGAAGCACCAAAATGAAAATTTCTGAAGTTAAAACAACAGAAGAAACAATCGAACTTTTAAAGGTTTATGGTTGGTTGTTTGCTGTTGTCATGTTGGTGTTTGGTTTGACAGTTTTTGCAATGCTTTATTCTGTGATTTTTGTGACACAGCCAATCAAGAGCATGGCCCCGATTGACCAAGCCTTCACTAAACTCTTGAATGACGTTGTGCTTTTGTTGGTTGGAAGTATCAGTACATTGATTGGTATGTTTGCCATCAACAAAGGGGCTAAATCGTTCGCAGAGAGGCTCAATCCAACTCCTCCGATGCAACCCATGTGTCAAGGAAATAATCAGTCCTATAACTCATATGGCTCATCTTATGCGCCTCCGCAATCTGCGTATGGTTTGCCAAGCCAGCCTTTCGGTGCAATGCCTGTTTGGAAGAATCCAGAACTAGATGAATCATGGACTCCTCCTCCTCCTCCGACTACTCCTCCAGAGCATCTTGAGGATGACCAAGAGCGTGAGGAAATTGCACAAGCAAGAAAAGAGGCTGAATGATGCTACCTATCCCACTACCTTGGTTAATCGTAGGTGTTCTCATTTCCTTGTTTGGAACTTACAGAGTAGGGCATCACTATGGTTGGCTAGAGCGTGATAACGACATGAAAATAGCTATTGCTAAAAAGAACGAGGAAGCTAGGGAGTTAGAGAAAAATATGACTTCCAAGCTGTCAGACCAAGAGACTAAACTGAGAAAGGCACAAGATGAAATTGCTAAAAAGAAGTCTGCTATGCACGAGCTTGCTAGGACTGGTAAGTTGCGCCTCCCAACCGCCAGTTGTCCACAAGCCAGCCCAAGTTCCTCCCCTGCCTCTGGAGATAGCAGACCCGAGCAACCCGATGCAAGCGAACTTGAGCGACAGACTATTGCAACTCTTATCGACATCGCAGCCGAAGGAGACAAAGCAATCACCAAACTCAACTCCTGTGTCGCAGCCTACAACGAAGTAAGGAATCTAGTAAATGGTCAATAGTGAACAACTCAAAAAGATGCACATTGGTGAGCAATGGGTTGACGCATTGAACGAGACTTTTCAGTGTTTCAATATCCTTACACCAATCCAACAAGCATCATTCATTGGTCAATGTGGTCACGAGTGTGCAAACTTCAAAATATTGGAAGAAAATTTAAATTACAGGGCTGAAACCTTAATGAAGCTGTGGAAGTCTAGGTTTCCAACTATAGAAATAGCAAACGAATACGCTAGGAATCCTAAAAAGATTGCTAATAAAGTCTACGCAAACAGAATGGGAAACAGAGATGAGTCGTCTGGAGATGGTTTTCGCTTTCGTGGTCGTGGGTGTATTCAACTTACTGGTCATGCTAATTATTTTCATGCTGGTCAGGCTTGCGGTGAGGATTTTGTTATGAATCCAGACCTTGTAGCTACACCTAAATTCGCTGCTATGACCGCAGGATGGTTTTGGAATACCCACAAGTTAAACCAGTACGCTGATAGAACAGATTTCTTGATGATGACAAAAAAGATTAACGGAGGCACGATAGGATTGGATGACCGAATCAAACACATCAATCATGCCTTGGACATATTAAATGGCTAACATACCTAATCAACAAGATGCAGAACTGTTCGCACAAAGCGTAAAAAAATGGCAACAGGTGCTGTCTCTTGGTGATTGGAGAATTGAAAAAGGCATAAAGCCAGCCAAGGGTGCAATGGCATCTGTTGAATTTACTGATAACGCTAGATTAGCTGTTTATCGGTTAGGTGATTTTGGTGCAGAAAAGATAACACCCGAATCACTTGATAAGACTGCACTACACGAGTTACTGCATATCTTTTTGCATGACTTGATGTGTGTAGCCACAGACCCAAAGTCCTCTGATGAGGATATTGAAATGCAAGAGCATAGGGTTATTAACTTGCTAGAAAACCTATTGACCAAGGATTCCAATGGGCGCACATAATCAGACCTGCACAGATGTTGAATTTATTAAACTGTGGGGCGAACTTAAATCAGCAGCGAAAATTGCACAACATCTTGATATTGCAACCAGAGCAGTTTTCTTGCGTAGACGTTGGATAGAGGAACACTACAAGATTAAGCTAGGTTCTGATGACCATCGTGGTGCTAAATACGAAGCTAGCAGACCAAAATCCTTTTCTCCTTTAAAGCAAATAAACCTTGGCATAGAGGATGGAGTGGTGTTGGTGTTCTCTGATGCTCACTTCGTGCCACACCAACGCACTACAGCCTTTAAAGGGCTTCTATGGGCTATCCAAGAGTTCAAGCCTAAAGCGGTGATATGCAATGGTGATGCTTTTGATGGTGCGTCTATATCTCGTCACGATGCTTCTGACCAACCACAGACTTCTGTCATTCAAGAGTTAAAGGCTTGTCAGGCGATGTTGGGTGAGATTGAGGAAGCCGCTAAAGCAGAGCGACACAATGTGAAGCTAATCTTTACATACGGCAATCACGATGCTCGGTTTGCTACTAGACTGGCAAACAATGCGCCTCAGTTTAAAGATGTCCAAGGGTTTAAATTACCAGACCATATCCCAGATTGGGACTTTTGCTGGGCTTGTTGGCCTACAGATGAGGTCATTGTAAAGCACCGATATAAGGGTGGTATTCATGCCACACATAACAATACTGTAAACGCTGGTGTGTCTATCGTTACTGGTCACTTGCACTCATTAAAGGTTACGCCTTTCTCTGACTACAATGGATGTAGATACGGAGTAGATACAGGAACTCTTGCAGAGCCTGATGGCCCACAGTTCACTTATGGTGAGTTAAATCCATCTAATCACAGGTCAGGCTTTGCGGTGCTGACCTTTTTTAATGGCAAGCTGTTATGGCCTGAGTTAGTCCACAAGTTTGACGAAGGACAAGTGGAGTTTCGTGGCGATGTTATTGATGTGAGTTTATTTTGAGTGCTTGGTTAATTATTCTCACAGGGGCAATATATGCCTACATAGCTGGTGAGCAGCTTTGGAAAGATAACCCACACATGGCGATAGTCTATGCTGGCTACGCCTTTTCAAATGTGGGTCTTTACTTGTTGGCTAAATAGTTTCTTTAACGAACAATCCATTAGGCAAAAGCGTACCCCTACGATTCTTTATCTGGTCGTATGCAACTTCCATACAGTCTACCAGATTGATGTCTTGCAAAGCGCAGTAATTAACAAGGCAGACCATGACATCACCAACAGCGTCCACAATAGCTTCCTTGTCCTTCTTAATGGTTGCATCTGCTAGTTCTCCCATCTCTGACATTGCTTTTAGAAGCTGAACTTCTGGTGTACTGTTAGGAATAATCTTACGAGCCTCTGCCCATTGGATTATTTTTATTTCTACATTTGCGTATGACATATCTATCCTTTTGAGTTTGCAAATTCGTACCACATTACATAAAAGTCTTTCAAGAAATCAAGACCCTCACCAATCTTTATGCACCTGCCTAGCACTATCTGGAACACACTACCGACTTCTGTTTGTTCTTTGTCTGTGTTACCAATAATGACCAGTACAGTAAATTTAGGCACTTGAGCAAAAGCCTGTAGTAGCAACTCTTGCCCCTTTGCCATTTTCTCGTTTGGCTTTTTCCATTCACCAATTAAGAAGTGTCCTCTCCTCTCGCAAATCATGTCTATGTTGCTAGGCAAGAAGTGAGGATTGCTTTGTATCAACCTAGCGAAATCTCTGAAGTCTGTATGACTGGCCAGAGAATTCCGCATTTGATTAGGTGGGGTACTCATGTTCGTCCGCTATTTCTAGCCACTTTCCCCCGAAACTCAGAAAGGCGCATCGTCCTCAAATTCTTCTTGCTTTACCTTTTTCTTAGGCTGCACATCTGCGTTCTTATTCTTGACAGACAAAGACATGAACTTAGCACCATCTTTGCTGACCTTAATCCATGCAGATAACCAGTAGTCTGTGCCATCTACGTTAATGCTTCCTTTGTAATCAGGGAACTTTGCATCGTCCTTGCGGTCATTCTTAAAGAGTGAGCCTCGATTTGTGTTGTCGTATTCCATTTAAACTTCCTTTGCTTTCTTGATATATTCATTGTGAGTATGAAATTTCATTGCAGCATCACAATATGCTTTGTAAGCATCATCTGCATTAGAAAAATATCCAAGATGTTTTACTTTTCCAGAAGCAGTTATTTGAGCCGCAAATCTATTTCCTTTTTTCACAACACCTTTGTAACCAGAAGTGTTGTTTTTATAAAAATTTTTGTTTTGTAAATTTTCAGCAAACTTACAAATTCTTAAATTTTCAATTCTATTGTCATCTCTTATCCTGTTGATATGGTCAATTGTGTCTATAGGCAATTCTCCATAAACATAAAGCCAAGCAAGCCTATGAACTTTTATTGACTTTTTATTGATTCTTGTTAGCAAATATCCATCAGAATTTTTTGTATTTAAAATCTGACCAACTTTTGCATTTCTTGCTACAGTAACTTTTCTAGTAAAAATTCCTGTATTACTGTTGTAATCAAATAATGATTTAACAAGCTCTTGTGTAATCATGTGTCACTCCATCAAGTGTCATCAAAGAAGTTATGGCAGGAAGTGATGAGCTTCTTTTCGGGCTGCAGACCCTAGCCATTTATGTATTTTACACTTCTTTGGCCTTCTTGATAGCCGTTCTTACATTGCTTGGCATCAAAGTCCAAAGAGCAACCTTTTGGTCAGCCTCTAAGTTCTCTTTCTCCAACCTAACCCAAGCAGCCTTTGGGTCTTTCTCACAAATAGCAATTAGTTCAACTGCTAATTCATCAAGATACCTAAGTTCTTCAATAGGTAACTCATCTCGTATTCCTTGCGCTGGTGCAATGACTGGTGCTTTCTTTTCTTCCTTGAGTGGCGCAGAAGAATCCAGAGCGTCATGCTCAACGATTTCCATAGCTGTAACCCATAGGTAGCGTCTGGTGTAGGTTTCTACAGCCCCTAGGTTCTGGATAGGATGGCAACCTTTAAGGTTAGCATCTGCCATTGGTGAAGTAATGATGATGTTAGTGCCATCATCTACATCTGTGATTGTAAGACTGGCTATCTCTGAATCATAAGAGACTACGCCACATAAACCAATCTCATTAAAGATTTGGTTAATTGCTGGCATAAAGTCACCAAGTTCAAAGTAACTGTAACCAGCAAACTTATTGTGACCTGACTTTTTTAATTCTCTATCTTGCAACATCAATCTTGCACGCATTAACTTTAAATGTACCATTTTCATTTCCTTAAATATTCCTCAATCATTTCTTCTTTGTCTTCTTCATAGAGGTCTAAAAACTCTACAAAGTGGTTCTCTGCACAGCATGAGCCGTAGGTCTTTGGTTCAGTACAGTAAACACAATACAAGTCGTGTGATAAGTCCTTGATTGCGTCTTCTCTGGTCATTGGATTCTTTCAATGGACTTAGCCACTAGCCACTTGTCACCAAGCTGGCGCACAGACTTGACCCATTGCTTTTGATAGCTTCTGATGACTTGTGGAGGTGCATCGTAGGTTGCAAATATCTTGCGTACATGAGTTAGGAATCGTGTGTTCATGCTTAACTCCTATCCGCGCCATGCCAACATTACACCGATACCGCCAAAGATGATGACAGCGAGTGTCCATTCAATTAACTTCTCTTTCATTTGTTTTTCCTTAAAAGTACCCTCACGATTTGTTTGGGCTAACGTGAGTATAACGCAAATCAACGAAATGTTTAAAATATTTTCACAAAGTGTTGAAATTTTACAAAATGTTGTTATGATGCAACTATGAACAAACTAACCGACAAAGAACTAATTGCCTTGCTTGGTGGGCCAACAGTCCTGTCTAAGCGATTAGGTTTCCCCTCTAGCCAACGAGTACACAACTGGATAACAAGAGGAATTCCTGCTTCAATAAAATTGGCTTACCCAAAACTTTTCTTAAACAAAAAAATCAAATGACTCAAGCACAAGTAATCAAAGCCCTCCAGAACGGCCCATTGACTTCACACGAAGTTGCTAACCTGACTGGTATGCCACAAGCTACAGTCCTGTCAACAGCCAAGCAACTGCGTAGCCAAGGCAAACTGACAACAGAGCAGGTCAAGGTAGGCAGACATTGGGTTGCTCAATACACCTTGGCTGACAATGAAATAGAAAAGCAAGACAGCAATGTAAAAATCATCTGTGGCATCAAGACTTACGGAATCTTTACAAAAGCTGAGTATGCTGTGATGAAACAACAGGCAACACGATTGCTTGGCAAACAAGGTAAAAAAGAAATCACTAACAATCAATTTATTTGATACAATGTGCAAAAGACGCTTGGCGGCGTTTCACAGTAGGGTTACACATGAAGTCTGCTGGTACTGTGCCAGTCCGCCAACATCCGCAAGGGTGAGACTTCAGGTGTAGCCCTTTTTTTTAGGCTAAAAATGAAAGAAAATCTTTCACACGAACTACTTACAGAAAATGTTTTTTATGATTCTGTAACTGGTACTTTTGTTTGGAACAAAAAAGGTAAAAATAGGATTGTTGGTAAAGCTATTGGACGAAAGCATTGCAAGGGTTATTTGCAAGTTTGGTTTAATGGATACTTTTACATGGCTCATAGACTTGCTTGGTTTTATGTCTATAAAAAATGGCCTACTCAGTACCTTGACCATATCAATGAAAACAAACTTGATAACAGAATTGAAAATTTAAGAGATGTATCTCATTCTATAAATTTAGCAAATCAAAAAAATCCACAACGAAACAATACTTCTGGATTTAGAGGTGTTTCATACAAAAAAAGTATCTCTAAATTTCATGCTCAAATTTTTGTTAATAAAAAATACAATTCTTTGGGATACTTTGATAGTGCAGAAGAAGCGCATAAGGCTTACTTAAAATTTAAGGAGCAAATCTGATGCACTATTACCAGTTCAATATTGGCGACTATCAAAGTCACACATCTCATCTTTCTGAGATTGAGGATTTAGTCTACAGGCGATTGCTTGATTGGTACTATCTCCATGAATGTCCAATTCCACTTGATGAATCTGAAATATCAAGACAGATAAGGATGCGTTCGCATACCGAAAGCATTGCAATCGTATTGCGAGAGTATTTCGTTTGCACAGAAGAAGGCTGGATTCATCACAGGGCAAACAAGGAAATAGCCAAGGCTGATGAGAAGTCTGAGAAGGCTAGTGCTTCTGCTAAAGCTAGATGGAGTAAGAAAGATGCGAACGCATTGCAAACGCTATCCGAAAGCAATGCTACACATAACACATTACCCATAACACAAGAC